ACAGAATACAGCGGCAAGTGTGTAGACGATAAGTATCTACCAGTAATTAACCCTGCCATGCTTTCCTTTAAGCCTGAGGCTAAACCTCTGTGGGATAAGAGTAAAAAGAACATCATAGACTTTATAGCTGGAAATATAAAAGTACAAAGTCTAGATACAGATAAGTGTTATGGTATTCAGGACACAGAACAATTCCATAAGTTCTTAGAAGCAGCTATCAACCACCCTAATAAATATGTAGGGCTTGACTCTGAGACATCAGGACTATATCCTAGAGATGGGCATATGTTAGGCATGAGTATTTCATACGAGAAAGACCACGGAGCTTACATAGATACCGAGTGCGTAGACGAGAAAGCAGAGCAAATGTTACAAGAGTTATTCGATAAGAAGATAATCATTTTCCATAATGCTAAGTTTGACTTAGCGTTCTTTGAGTATCACTTTAACTTTACTTTCCCTAACTTTGAAGATACAATGTTATTACATTACTGTCTAGACGAAGTACCTGGCGGTCATGGTCTAAAGCAGTTAGCTATGGAACATACTGCATATGGTGACTACGAGAAGCCTATGTACGACTGGATTGACCAGTACAAAAGACAACATAGAGTACTCAAGGCTGACTTTCAGTGGAGTGCAATTCCTTTTGATGTTATGAAGATATATGCAGCTATGGACGCAGTAGTAACTCTATTAGTATTCGAGAAGCTATATCCTTTAGTAAGAAAGAACTCAAAGTTGTTTAGTGTGTATGAGAATATACTTATACCAGGCTGTAGAATGTTGACAGATATTCAGGACAATGGTGTGCCTTTTGATAAGATGCGACTACTAAAAGGTAGAGACTTAATGCAAGATAATATTGATGAAGCAGTTGCAGAACTATATACATTCCCTGCTATCAAGGCTTTCGAAACAGCTAAAGAAAAAGAATTCAACCCAAACAGCACAGTGCAACTAAGGTCACTACTGTTTGATTTTGTCGGGCTCAAGCCTACAGGCAAAAAGACTGGTACAGGTGCAGACTCAACAGATGCAGAAGTACTAAAAGAATTAGGAGAGTCTCACGAGATCCCTAGACACATTCTTTCTATTAGGCAGAAGTCTAAGATTAAGAATACTTACCTAGATAAAATCTATCCACAGTTAGATAAAGATAGTAGATTGCGTACAGGCTTTAACTTGCATGGCACAACCTCAGGTCGTTTATCTTCTAGTGGTAAAATGAATATGCAACAAATACCTAGAGATAATCCTATTGTAAAGGGCTGTATCAAAGCTGCTCCAGGTCATAAGATTGTTGCAATGGATTTAACAACTGCAGAAGTATATGTAGCTGCTGTACTCGCTGACGATAAGAACTTAATGAAAGTATTTCAAGATGGCGGTAACTTCCACAGTAACATTGCTAAGTTAGTATTTAACTTACCTTGTGAAGCAGAAGATGTAGCAGAGCATTACCCCACTGACAGACAGGCTGCAAAAGCTGTTACCTTTGGCATTATGTATGGTGCAGGAGCTAACAAGATTTCTCAGCAAGTCAGTACTGACTCAGGAACTTTCTTTAGCAAAACTCAAGCTCAAGAAGTTATTGATGATTACTTCAAGCAGTTCCACAAACTTAAGAAGTGGATAGACTTATCTAGTAAGTTTATTATGGATAATGGTTTCATATATGGAGCTACAGGTAGAAAGAGACGACTACCAAATGTCAAGTCTGATAATCAAGGTATACAAAGTCATGAGGTTAGATCAGGTATGAACTTCTTAGTTCAGTCTGTAGCCTCAGATATTAATTTACTTGGTGCTATTGACATGAATGCTTATGTCAAACAGACTGGCATGAAGGCAAAGATATTTGCTTTAGTACATGACTCCATTCTAGCAGAAGTGCCAGAAGATGAAGTTGATAAGTACTCAGAAGTACTACAAGGTTTCATTCAACAAGATAGAGGATTTAGTATCCCAGGAACTCCTGTAGGTTGTGACTTTGATGTTGGTGATGACTACTCGTTTGGGAAGTTTGAAGCCAAGTATGATATATGATAAAATAAAGTTTCCTCTATTCACAGTACACACAGATGATATTATGTTCATAGATGGTATACTTTGGATAGAAAACCAAGTACTAGACGATACTAATATGTCTGGAGAGACTCTTGGTTTGCGAAGATTACAAAGTCCTATGACAAGTATGTATCCTCTGAAATCTATGATTACAGACGTAAGGTCATACTTACAACACCAAGGCAAGTACTATATAGATACCACAGGAAGGTTTGTCAGAAAGGTTAAAACAGTAAAAGCCGAGTTAAAGTACCACAAAATAATAAAAATAGAACAAAAAGACGTAGTAAGTGTCCTCTGGGTAAAGGGTTGTAATTATCCCTTTACCTTACAGAGACCCCTAGCCCTTAGTGAAACTTGGGTAGGCTTACTATATAGAGGACGTATGCCTTGGCTGGTGTATGATACAGCTACAGAGAAAAAGAAAGACTCTTGGAGAAAGATATGATACACATAATAGATGGTGTTTTTGCTAATCACCAATTAGAAAAGTTTAGTAAAACAATTAATAGAAGCACTGAGCCTTTTGTTAGTGGATATGCTTCAAAGAAAGGAGAGGGGTTTTTCAAAAATAACGAAGACCACCCCAATGCTTATATGTGCAACACTATGAAAAATTATGCTAATAAGTTTTTTGAGCTACAAAATACTAAAGGTTATGAATATTGGACTCATGTTAATACAAAACCTAATGATACTCACCAAGATAAAGACGAAGTAGCTTACTTAACTAAAGGTATTAGTAGATTTCCTCAGTGTTCAACAGTATTCTATTTGGAAGTAGAAAACTTAAAAGGCGGAGAGTTAGTATTTACAAATGGTATAACAGTAAAACCAAAAGTAAATAGATTAGTATTATTTTCACCCGGGCTTGAACACTTTGTAGAAGAATTTACAGGACATAGAGTATCTATTGCAGTAAATCCTTGGAGCACTAAGCTATACTCATGAAAGCAGTTATAAGTGATAGAATTTATCTAGAAGTACTACCTGCTCAACAGAAAAAGATTGACGACGAACTTACGTATGCCATACCCACGTTTAAGTTCGGTGACCCACCACTCATTATAAAAAATATGGCAACAATAAGACAGGGACTAGTAGCAATACCGGTGGGCAGAATTGACCTAATCCCTGCAGACCACGAAGTAGTAGATAAGAGAGTACTAAAACCAGTAGACTTCCCCAAGTTTAGTTTGACATTAAGACCAAGCCAGCAGTCAGTATATGACGAAATTGGTGACGGCGGCATAATTAACGCTTGGGTAAGTTGGGGTAAGACATTTACAGGTCTTGCAATAGCTGAGAAACTAGGGCAGAAAACCCTAGTAATAACCCATACTTTAGCTCTAAGAAAGCAATGGGAAGATGAAGTAAAGAAAGTTTTTAATATCACGCCTGGAATTATAGGCAGTGGTAAATTCGAACTAGACAGTCCAGTCGTTATAGGGAATATACAAAGTTTATACAGAAAGATTCCAGAAATACGACAGGAGTTTGGTACTCTCATTTTAGATGAGATGCATCACTGTAGCGCACCTACCTTTTCTAGAATTATAGATAAGAACTGTGCAAGACATAAGATTGGCTTGACAGGCACGCTACAAAGAAAAGATGGCAGACATGTTGTTTTCAGAGATTACTTTGGAAACAATGTCTTAAAACCGCCGAAGGAAAACTTTATGGTGCCAAAAATTCATATCTTACCGATACCGATAAGATTCATGGACGGAAATGGCATACCTTGGGCAAACAGAATCAACGAGTTAGCATACAACCCAGAGTACCAACATTCTGTGGCTATGGCGGCGGCATCATATGCTGCTAAAGGTCACAAAGTGCTAGTGGTATCTGATAGAGTAGACTTCCTCAGGAACTGCGCGGAACTCACTGGTGACACCGCAGTTTGTGTGACGGGCAAAGTCCATCACGAAGATAGAGCAGATATAATAGCACAGATTTTTAAAGACAAGAACGTTCTGTATGGGACACAGTCTATATTCTCAGAAGGTATTTCTTTGAATGTTCTAAGCTGTTTGATACTCGCAACACCAGTAAACAATGAGCCGTTACTTACACAGCTTATTGGAAGAATAATTAGAGATTACGAAGGAAAACAACAACCTGTAGTAGTAGACATTAATTTAATCGGGAAGACCGCAAAGAGACAGGCTAGTCTACGACTAGGCTACTATATGAAGGAGGGTTATGAAATATCAACCTTATAAGGACCTCCGAAAAATACTACTTGACATGGGTTTAAAAAATTGTTATAATATATGATAAAATATAATTGGGAAAAGATAAATAGTGAGACCAATGGAGATTCCACTTCAATACTTACTATCATTCATTTATTAACTTATAAGAGAATACCTGCTAGTAGAAAAGACAAGACCTATAAGTATTTTGGGAAAAGCTTTGTCGGTGATAGTTTCTTACTAAATCCGAGACAACTACTTGCAGAACGAAAGAATTATAGTAATAGAGAAGCTGCAGAGTATATCGCAGTAGCTTCGTTTCGAAATTATTTTTATTACAACCAGACAGGTGAGTCAACACTAGAGTTGATACACTTACCTGTCCCAACAACGATAGTAAATCGCAATAGATTGCTTCGAGTAGAGAATGGTCTAGTACACTTTCTATTTGAAGATAACGCTAAATGGAGAACATAAATGGCATTAAAATTTAATCAGGCCGCAGGGTCTGCAAAGAAAGATAAAATCGATCAGTACACATACAAAGAAGGAGACAATAAGTTTCGTCTAGTAGGTGATATACTGCCGAGATACGTTTACTGGATTAAGGGAGAAAACGGCAAAAACATTCCTATGGAGTGTCTAGCTTACGACCGTAATACAGAGACGTTTAATAATAAGGAAAAAGACTACGTAAGAGAGTTCTTTCCTGATTTAAAATGTGGTTGGGCATACGCTATTCAAGCTATAGACCCGACTGATGGCAACGTTAAAGTTGTTAATCTAAAGAAAAAACTCATGGAACAAGTAATGGTTGCCGCAGAAGATTTAGGCGATCCGACTGACCCTGAAACAGGTTGGGACGTTTGCTTCCAGAGAGTTAAGACTGGACCTATGGCATTCAATGTCGAGTACAGACTACAAGCACTTAAGTGCAAACCAAGACCTTTAACAGAAGCAGAGATAGCTAAGATTGCTGACCTCCGCTCAATGGATGATGTCTTACCAAGGCCGACTGCTGACGCTCAACTAGAGCTGTTGCAGAGAGTAACCCAACCAGCTGATGGAGCGGAAGCCCCTTCAGATGTTGATTCAGAATTCAGCATTAGTTAGGAGAAACTTATGAATTATAGAACTATTGGAGATTATTTCCCAGACTTTCATGCCCAAGGCATAGACGTTGATAATACGATTATTGATGTTGATGTGTTGGATAGTATGTGGACTGTTGTATATTTTTACCCGAAAGACTTTACATTCATATGCCCTACTGAAATTGCAGATATGGACAAATTAGGAGCTGATGCCGATGTACTCGGCTTCAGCCCCGACAATGAATACTGTAAGTTGGCGTGGAAAGAAAGCAACCCCCTAATAAGGGATATTCAGCATGTTTTATGTGCTGACGCAGGCGGTGTGCTTGCAAAAGAATTAGGTGTTTATGACTATGATAATGGAGTTCCTTACAGAGCCACATTCATTATAGACCCAGAGCATGTAATTCAACACGTATCAGTTAACGCACTAGATACAGGCAGAAATGCAGAAGAAATCTTAAGAACACTTAATGCTTTACAGGCTGGTGGTCTTACAGGTTGCGCATGGCAGCCAGGAGATGACTTCGTAGCGTGATATTATATACAGCAGACTGGCATATAAAATTAGGTCAAAAGAACGTACCCATGGCATGGGCATGCGCTAGATACAGACTATTCTTTGAAGCAATTCAAGAGTTAGAAAGTGATATAGACTTGCACATTATTGGTGGAGACTTATTTGATAGAGTTCCTTCTATGGACGAGCTTACTTTATACTTTGACTTTGTTAAAGATGTAAAGGTTCGTACCCTCATTTATGATGGTAACCATGA